GCCTGCGGTGAAAGCCTGAACGGCTTCATCAACCGGGCAATCGACCACGAAATGGAACGGGACACGCAAGGAGGTGGATAATATAGGAATAGAATGGGAACGCAAGGACACACAGATAGCCACCATCTATGAACTGCGCCTTTTGATTAAGAAGAGCGGCAAGGACTACACCAACGAGGAACTGTGTGAACTGCTGGACACGATTGCAGAAGCCAAGGCGCAGGAGTAACGGGACAGGGGCCGGGGAGGAATCCCCGGTTTTCCTTTTGTTCGTCAGTCTGAATATGAACTTTTCAAGGTACACGCCGCCGCTACAGCCGCCCCGGCAGGCCCGGTTCCGGCTCTGTCATACGCAGCCGGGCGGCGGTGTCCAGGTATTCCCGGCCCTTCTCGGTCTTGGACAGACGCCAGACCACCCCATCATGGAGCAGCAGAAAGAACGTAAATACATCCAAATCCTCTACCTGGGGCATGGACACACCGGCGTAGTCGGCCACAAATTTATAATCCAGGGTTCCAATGGGCTCCAGTCCCCCGCCATCCTCCCCGGACGGACAGTGGGGGACGCTCAGTTTGGGTCGCTGTCCCGCTCCTGCTTGAGCCAGGCCAGATACCCCTGGAGCAGGGCGGATACCTGGTCGATGGTCAGGGTATCCTCCACCTGTTTGGGGGAAATTTTGACCTGATACCGGTTTTTGCTTAAAATCCGGGCCACCAGAGAGGTAAAGTCCTCATAGGCTCCCGTATCTCCCTGGGTCACACTGCGGGACAGACGCACCAATTCGTTGAGGGTGCGCAGCTTCAGCGGCTCCAGCTGGAGCACCCGCCCGCCGAACCGGACCGGGTAATACCGGGTACGCACATGGGCAATATCGAACATCAAGCGCCTCCCTCCACCGGATCGTCGGGCTCATCCAGCTCCACCAGGGTACCGGTGCCGTCCATGGGCTGGGCGGCGAACGTCAGGTCCACAATGGTTTCCTTGTCCTTCAAAAAGCCCAGGGAAAAGCCGCTGGTATTCACCCCCACAATGGTAGCCCGGAGCTTATATCCAGGGTCCGCCGTGGAGGCATGGAGAAAGCGCACGATATAGCTTTTGCCGTCGGCATTGGCCACGCCGCCGATTTTCGTCACCCGTCTTTTCTTCTGGGCTGTGGCGGGCTCCACCCGCGCCGTGGGGGCGGAGAAGGCTGCAAAGCTCATATTGGGGGCCAGCAGTCCCGACTTGAAGGTGACTTCCTCCGCCGTCAGCAGGGCCTCCTTCACGGTTCCCAGGTCGTCCTCCACCGTGTAAAAGGTGGGCTTGTATTCCAGGGTGGCCCCGCCGGAAATCACGCCGATTTTGTTTTCCTTCACCTCCAGCACACTGTCCTCCGGGATGGTCCCGGTATACTCCATAAGATACATGTGGCCAGAGCCCAGGATAAACCGTTTTTTATTCACTGTTCAGCACCTCGATTGCCTCAAATTCAAATACTGTCTCATGTAAACCCTGCTCCGGCAGGGGGACCCGCTCCAGGGTGTAGTCCGCCCCTATCCGGTCCAGCACCCGCCGGATACTCCCCTCGGCCGCCAAATCCGCCCGCCGGGACCAGAGCTCCAGCCGGACCATGTGCCAGTCGGCCAGCCGGGATAAATCGCCCCCCAGCCCCCGGTCTCTGGGCACCTGGATAACTACATGAGGCAGAGACAGGGGCGCAGGCGTATCTGCCCAATCCCGGTACACCGTCAAACCGCTCTCCAGCAGCAGCTGGTATAACTCCGCTTGATTCACCGCGTCAGCTCCTTCTCCGTTTCCTCCGGCAGCATCCGCAGGGCCAGCTTCTCACCATAGGCAATGTGGGGATAACCCCGCGTCCAGCTCCCGTCCCGGTTCAAGTGACCATGCTCCAGCAGGTGTGTCAGCCGCCATTGTCCACCCTTGGCATACCAGGTCTTGCCGTAGGTTCCGGTGCCTTTGCTGCCCTTCTTCCGCAGAGCGAACGCCCGCCGGTAGTCTCCTGTCCGGTCCCGAAAGGTGATATGCCGCCGGATTTCCTTATCGACAGCCTTGGCGGTGGTATCCACCGCCCGCTTTACGCCCTCGTAGACCTCAGTGGAGTATTCCTCCAGCACAGCGGACAGGGCGCTGTCCAGCTGGGACGGCGAAATCCCTTTTCCCACAAATCACCTCCCCGGCATGTTCCGCTGAACCTTGACCTCCAGCCAAGCGTGCCGGTTTTCCACGTCATTGACAGATATCACCTCGAAATAGACCTGGTCCCCCCGCCTGCACAGGAGGCAGGTGGGGGTAATATAGGGCGTATACCGCAGGGTGAGGGTGGCGGGCTCCTGAACCTGGGCCTGCCGGGCGGCATAGACCTCGTTTCCGTAGGCGTTCACCCACTTGCACCAGAACCGCCGCCCCCGCTCCAGCAGGCCCGATATGTCGCAGCTTCGGTTGCCGATGCTGTCTGTCTCCTGGGGCAGCTCCGCCCGGTCCAGCACATAAATCCGCGTTCTCAGCTCCCCGGCGCTGGCCTGTCTCGCCATTATGTCACCTCATTTCTGGTCAGCTTCAGCTGATTGAGCATCCGCCGGAACACCGGGTTTTCTGCCGCCTGTCCGGTGTTCAGCAGGGCCTCCCGGCGGTCGTAGGCGTCCAGAACCAGGTAATTGACGCACAAATCATACCGCGCCCGCCGGGGGGAGCCCTCTGGGGGCTCGGCCACCCCGGCGGCGGAGAGGTACCCTGCCGCGCTGTCAAAGAGCAGCTCCAGCACCTCCCGTTCCCACCCGTCCGCCTCTTCTATCCGGCAGTAGGCCAGCAGCCCCGCCAACCGCGCCTCGCTCAGAGCCATACTCAGCCGCCAGCGGCCAGCGCAGCCTGAAACCCGGCGGCGGGGTCCATCTCCACCGCGTCCAGGCGGCAGATAGCCCGCAGCTCCATGCTGTCGGTGGCCCAGGCGTCGCCGCCCACGTCGGTGGTGGCCAGCTCGATACCCTTCCGCACGAACAGGGTCCCCAGGGCCTTGAAATTGCCCACATACAGGGGGATGCTCCCCTCTCCGCCGGGAAGCTCCGTGTCGTCGCCATACACCACCTGCCGTCCCCGGTAGCGCAGCACCTGGGGGTCGGCGGGGTTGGGGACCAGCAGAGGCCGGCCGTTCTTGTCCTCCCAGCCGTCCATTTCCGCGTAACCGCTCTGGTTGGTCAGCAGGACGGCCCGGCGGCTGTGGGCGGTGTTGAGCTTGGCGATCAGGGCCTTGCGCAGCAACTTGTCCTCCTGCCCGGCGGTCAGGGCGGCGGAGGCCAGCCCCTCCAGAAACGCCAGCAGCAGACTGTTCTTGGTCAGGATGTATTTGGGCGCAAACCACGCCGCCGCGTAGGCCAGCAGCCCCGCCGCGTTGTCCTCCAGCAGCTCGTTGGAAATCGGCAGGCGCTCGGCATACTTCTCCACCGCGTAATCCACCCGCCGGAATTTGGGCTGGTCCTCCTTGCCGATGGTCCCCATCTCCGCCACCTTGGGGAGCTTTTTGGGAAGGCCGTCCTCCACCACCCGCCAGCCGCTCAGGGTGGTCACCGTCTCCACGGTAAACAGGGCGGACAGGTCCAGATAGTCCTTTTCCAGGCGGCGGATTTGATGGTCAAAGTCAATGGGGGCCAAAAATCCGCCGTCGGCCCCGGCGGGGGTCCCGCCGCTCTCGGTGAGGGCCTTATACAGGGGGGCAAGGTCCTCCACCCCGGCGCACTTTTTCACCTGAGCGCCCCGGCGCATGGCCTTGGCAAAGGCCCGGGCATACTCTCCGCTGGCCCGCAGCTCATCCACCGCCGCCGTTTTCCGGGCCTCATCCTTCTGCCGCGCCTGGGCGGCGGCCAGGGCCTTGAGGCCCCCCTCGCCGTCCTCGAACCGGCCTTCCTCGGCCAGCTGCTTTTCGGCGGCGTTGATTTCCCCATTGAGCTGGTCGATTTCCGCCATTTTGGCCCCGTGGCCCTCCAGGTCCTTCTTGGCCAGCAGCCCCTTGCCTTCCTCCACCAGCTGGGCGCGCTTGTGCTTGAGCTCGTACAATTCTTCTCTCGTCATGGGATACCTCCAATATTTGATTGATGTCCTTGCCCTTCCTTCCGGTTCTGTGTTATAATGGGGGAAACCACCACGCGGATAAACCAGGAGGAAAGGAAATGGATATCGTTATGACAGACAAACAGTTTAAGACGATTTTGGAAATGGTGGACATGATACTGGACGGGTGCAAGGACCTGGACGAGGCCAAGCGCAAGGTCCAAAAGCTCATTGAAAACCAGGGCGGGAAAAAAGAGGATTAGGCGGAGCCGGGGAGTAAATCCCCGGTTTTTTATGTGCCGTACCGCTTTTCCTCCAGGGCCTGCCGGGCCTGGGCCAGACAGAGCGCCTCTTCCTCCATGGCGGGTCCCTGTTCGCCGCCGTACTTTTTGACCACCCCGGCTTTCGGCTGGGCGGGCACGGCCACAAAGGACACCTCATAGGCGTCTCTGGCCCCGTCCAGGTCCACATGACACGTCTGCCCGCCGTAGACCGCCCCAGGCCGGTGGGGACAGCTGGTTTTGCCCTTGTCCGCCCCGCAGATGGAGCACAGGGCCCGCTCCACCGCGCAGCCCACGGAGACCTCCCGCAGAATCCCGCCCTCAATGGCGGCAATGACGGCTTCCGTCTCCCCGGTGCGGAGCATGTAGGCCCGCAGCACCAGCCGGTGGACGCCCTTTTCTTCCTCCACCGCCCCGGCGTACACCCGCGCGGTCTGCCCCTTGGCGCTCCACTGGTGGTCCATGAGCACCGTCCGGCCCACAAACCGCTCCGCCAGCCCCTCCAGCGCGGCCAGAGTAAACCGCTCATGGTCCCGGTCCACCTGGTCGTCGCAGGCGGCCAGCCGGAAGGCAAACACCTCTTCCGCCTTCAATTCCCGCAAAGCCTGCCGGTTGATAAGCTCCAAATCCCCCGCAGTCTCCGCCTGCTTGCACACATAGGCGGCTTTTCGGATTTCATTCACGTTCTCTCACCTCCTTTCGTTACAACAAAAAATCCGTCAGTCCATAGTCAGACTGACGGGTTCCTGTATGACGCTTACCATCCTTGGCGCTGGGTGTGACAGAACGACCAAAAGCAAAAATTCTCCGCCCATTTCTGGACGGAGAATTTCAAAAACTTGTTGCCGGCCTTTCACTCTCTGGGGCGCGGGGCTGGCCGCCCAGCCCCTGTCCCCTCGCTGTCAAGACTGCTCCAGACCCTTGACGTAGGCCGTCAGCAGTTCTTTCAGTTCTGCCGTGGTATAGGTTTTGTCCGGATTCTTTTCGATAATCTGGAGCAAATCATATACCGTGGATTTTTGGAACATGAGGATTTCCTTTTCTGTAGACATTTGTGGAACCTCCTTTCCTGCGGTAATTTTATTATATCGTGGGCAGCCCCCATGGTCAAGAGCTTTCCACCCAAAAATTTTCTCCGTCAGTCTCACTATGAACTTGTCAAGGTACAAACGTTGGTCCAGACTGTCGAAAAACCGCTTTGACCAGAGGATTCGGAGGGAAAGATAGTGTGAAAGAAAACCGTCAGGGTTTTCTTTCCCGTCGGAATCACAAAATTTCGGAACTTGTGTAACAAGTGTAGAAATTTTCCTCAGCTTGGCGGGAAAGTCCGCAGGACTTTTTCGACAAGCTGGGTCTTTGATTTGCGCGCTTCCCGAGGCAAAATGCGTCCAGAGCCTCTTGTTTTCCCCCGCTGGCTGTGGTATATTTTTGTCAGAGGCAGAGGTTATCCACCCGGACCACAGAGGAAGCGCGCAGCCGTATGGTGAACAGGCGGAGCGTGCCAGAAGGAGGTAAACAAAATGCCAACTGAAAAGGACTACAAAATCATTGAGAAAGCCACCATCTACGACCTTCGCCTGCTGTTCAGCAGCGGGGAGAAGGAAACCTATACCAAGGAAGAAATCGTAGAGCTGCTGGACAAGATTGCAATGGCCAAGGACCAGGAGTGACCGCCAGCCGGGGAGCAATCCCCGGCTATTGTTTTGCCCCGCAAAGCCTCCAACCGCCCAAACAGGCCGTTCAGCCTTTATCTTGCGGACTGCCCACCGCCCGCAAAGCGCTCAACTCCCCCCAAGTCTCCAGGGGTCCATAATTCCAGCTGGCGTACCGGCCGCCGCCGCCGGGGACGTTGGGCAAATCCTCCAGGGCCCGGATATCGTCCACACTGTAGGCCCCCACCTCCCGCAGGGCCTTATACCACGCGGCCTGGGCGGCGGTGTCCCCCCGCAGGAACACCTTCATTTCCCGCTTGACCCGCTCTCCCCGGGCCCGCTCGAAGGGGAGCAGGAGCTTCCCTGTGTCCTCCTGCTCTCTGGGGGTCACGTCGGGCTGAAGGGTGTACTTGACAAATTCAATGCTGTTCTGCTCGTTGGAGTCATAGCTCTGCTTCCCGGCATAGACCAGATGCAGGGGCACCCCAAAGAACCGGCACACATCGGCCACCCGGATTTCTTTGCTCTCCACGAACTGCACATCGGCATTGTTCATGGCAATGGGCTGGTATTTCAGCCCCAGGTCCAGCACGGCCACCCGGAAGCGCTTCCCCGGCCCGCTGTGGACGGACTCCCACTCCTGCCGGAGAAAGTCCTTCTGCCGGACGGTCCGGGTGCTCCCGTCGGGGAGGGTGACGGTGGTATCCCCATTCAGGTCCGCCTCCGCCGTCAGCACCCCGGAGGGCCGTCCGCCGTTGGCGTACACGTCGGTTTCATACTCCTGTGCGGCCTGGGCGGCGCGAATGGTCTGGGCGGCCCGCCGCAGCACCGAAATGCCCGCAATCCCGTCCTCGGAATACTCCTTATAGTGGAGCACGTCCGCCGGACTCAGCCGGGTAAGCTGGCCGGTGTTGGGGTGGAAAAACAGGTACCACAGCCGCCCCGCCTGGTCCAGATAGGGGGTCACACAGTCCGGCGGCAGGGGGATCAGCTCCACTGGCCCGGCGCTGGCGGGGTCCCGGACAATCCAGGCGTAGGCGTTTCCCCGGAGCAGCTTGTGACAGCCCATGAGCTTTTCGTAATCAAAGCGGGTCATCGCCTCATTGGGCCGTCCCCAGAGCACCCGGCCCAGCCGGTGCCCGGCCAGCCGCTCCTTGGAGTTCTCGTTCATGACATACACCGGGAGCACCGCCGCCGAGGCGGAGCGCAGCTCCACACAGCGGTTGACGGTGGAAATTTTCATAGCCCCCTCCCGGCTGAGGGTACTCTCATCCCCCACGGTCCACCCCTGGGGGGAGGACAGGGAGAGGGGGCCCATCACCCGCCCCGCCGCCCGTGGGGCCTTACGGATACCCCGGTCAAAAATCAAGGCTTCTCACCCCCCTTTGCCGCCAGCCAGCCCCCCAATATGCACAGCACACCGGCGGCCAGCAGTCCGGCGGGCAGATAAATCAGCCCTGCCCCCACGGCGCACAGCACCCCGCCGCTGACCAGCAGCACATCCGCCGCCACCCCCCTCCAGGGGGTATTTTCTTTGTCCCTCATCGGTTCCTCCTTACCAAACGTGGCGTAAAGCCCCTGCCTTTCGCCGTGGGGAGCGTCAAAGGCTAAACCGCCCGCTTTCCAATGCCTCCCGCAGGTCCCGCCCCGCGCCTTCCCGGTTCATGGCCGTGGCCATCGCGATAATCCAGGCGACGGGAACGTCAATTCTCCCAACGCTCCGGTTCTTCATGGGCTTGATGTTCTCATTTCCGTCCACGGAACAGCGGACATTTCCAAAGCTCCACCGGGCGCAGGTGTTGTGCTCATGGAGCATCTCCCGGGCCCGCAGCAGCCGCTCCAGCTTTTTCATGGCCGGGGAGAGGGTGAGCATATTCTGAGGGATGGTGAGCACATCCAGCCCCTTCCTCCCGCCCCCAGGCTCCATCAGCCTGCTGGTCAAGGTCCAGGCCATGGCCGGGTCTACCCCCAGGGCGCGGATATCAAACCTCTTTGCCGCCTCCCAGACCACGGCCTCCACCCGGCTGTAGTCCACGATATCCCCGGCGCACAGCTCCAGAAACCCCGCTCTGGCCCAGTCCCGATAGGGCACGCCGTCCCGCCGCTCGGCCTCCAGCACCCCGTCCTCCGGCCTCCAGGCCCAGAAGAGCGCCGCCCAATGCTCCAACCCCTCCTGGGGTGGGAACACCAGCGCCAGGGCCGTCAGGTCGGTGCTCTTGGACAAATCCAGCCCTCCAAAGCACCGCTTCCCCCCCAGGGCCTCCCGGACGGCCTGTCTCCGCTCCAGCACGTTGAGCCCCTTCCATTCAGGCCGGTTCCATTGGGTCTTGTCGTACACGGTCAGGGGGACCCACCCCACGCTCTTGACGGCAATC